TTCTCTAAGTACCGTAAAGTCTTGAGTTGTATCAATAGCATTTGAAAAAACCTGAACACTGTCTGGGCCACTGGGCAACCAAAAGTATTCACCATAGTTAATTAACTTATCTAAGTCAACGTATCCACTCCAGTTGTAATACTGTTGTCTATAAAGACTGTCTTGGTTTGCAGTGGATCCGTTGTTATACCTGATAGTATTGAGTGCGTCATTAATACTGCTCACACTCTGAATAGTACCATTAACATCTTCATATACCACACCAGGCTCAAGCTGGTAGTTCTGTCTGAACGCTGAAGATTCAACTAGATAGTTGTCACCCTTTTGAAAGTTTTCAGCACTCTTTCTTCCAATAAAGCCACTGACTTTTATTTTATTGTCTTCGCTGATTAATTGGTCAACTGTGGCATTTAAAAATTTAGAGTTTTTACTGGTACGGAATACTTCAGGTAATAACTGTTGCGCTTTTCTTGTAGCCATTAGTAGTTAGAACCCCCAGTGATAGCTGTTGTTGTTGACGTTGAGTTGTTCGTCGTTGTTTCAATTACTGTTGCACTACCAGTGCCACTGACACTTTCGGTGGTAGTAATATCACTAGTGGTATTTACCACATTTCCACTTGCTTGGATTTGAGCGGCAGTAATAACATCAATTATCTCTACATCATTAACTGTGGCTGCACTAATAAAGATTTCATCTCTGCTACTTGCAATCTGATACAAACTACCAAAGCCGCTTGTGCTGGATTTAGGAACAACAATAACGCTCAATACATCAGGAGTTAGTGAGTTATGCAGGTATGCTGCAAGTTCGCTGAAGTAAAATGTATCACCAAAGTCCCAGTTTGTTACTGCAAAGTATTTGTTAACTTGTTCAATAATACGGGCTTTAATTTCGTTATCACTGATTAATGTTGCTGTATTCTTTACTACTTTAAACGTTGCTTGCAATTCTGTGTCTGCCTTGTCACCAAATAATGGACGGTATTTTACACTGTTAAACACAATAGCATCACTGACACTCTTGTAATTTTCTAGATCACCGTATGCATCTCTTAATTCGTTTGTGCTTGGCTTTGTAGGCTTTGTTACTGTGCCTGTGATATCTGTAATCCAGTTTCTGTAGTCAGTGTCATAAACTTTTGTTAACAAGAACAAATCAATAATGTTACTTGGGCTTGGGTCAATGCGTCTGTTGTTTGGACTGTTATGTGTGTACTGGAACAGTAGATTGTCTCTGCCAACCTTGGTTACATACTCTGTTGTCTGTGTTAAGATTTTCTGGTTAACACTGTTTACTGACAGAATGTAAAAACTACCAGTGCTGGATGCATAAAAGATTTGTCCGCTACTGTATGTGTCTTTAACCGCAGTAATTGCAGTCAATGTAGTATAACTGCTTTCAACACTAGAGCTGACTACTGGCTCGTATCTGGTATAGCCACTGTTATCTAAATATGTTTTATAAAAAACAATTTTAGTTGATGATGAAGTATCAGGTGACACTACTACATCAAAAACATCTGGGTCATCGATGACGCCGTCACCGTCCTGGTCAGGGAATGTTACTTTAATTCTCTCTGTTAGAATATAGCCGTCATCTTCAATTACTGTGTCGTCTACATTCATAATATAGTCCTGACCAAATGCAGTATTTGAATCTGGCAAACTGTTAACTTTGAGCATAACAATTTTATCTTTAATAGTTTTGCCTGTTCTTGGATCAAAGATTTTTAAGTCTTTGTCAAAGTAGAATCTTGTTTCAAGATAACTTTCAAAGATATACTCCAAACTTCTATGTGATACTGTATAAGTTTCACCATCGTTTGTGAACAAGAACAACCAACTTGCATCCTGGTTTAATCCAGTTGTATCTCCAGCATTTTGTAAACTAAATGTTGTTGTTTGGTTAAGATTGGTTCCTGTAATAACTGCCCAGGCTTGCGTATCGTTGTCATATCTTAACCCAAAGGTTTTATAGTTACTGATATTGTCAATAATTGTTTGTCTAACAGTGCTAGTAAAACTGGTATTCCAGGGATAGATAATTTGTTCTAGTTGTGCAGTATTTGGGATAACTTCAGTGAGCGTTACTGGGCCCACGCCTGATGCTAGATTTCCTGCACCCTGGTTTGTTCCATCATTAAATAGGTTACTGCAACTTGTCCAGATATAACTTTTTGTGTTTAATGCACCAGAAACTCCAGGTATTAGATTACTGTTTACATCAAATACATATCCTGCCGGGGCAGTAAACTTAGCAAGTGTTCCTTCTTTAAAGTACTTTAAGTTACTGCTGGTATAACTGCTGACAGTCTGTGGATTGCCGGTGCTATTTTTAAGATATCCAGTGCAAACACCAGTGCCAATTGTTGTCTGATTCCAGGTAACACCAAGGCTACTTAAATCAATTCTTTCATAGTTTTCCAGAAAGTAGTGATACATTGGTTTGGCTTGCATTACAGTTTCAACTCTGGTTGATAGTGTATTGCTGATGTCACTGTCAGTTACAAAGGTAAAGCTAAATGTAGGTCTGGTGTCTTCTCTATAAAATATTCCATCCTCAGCAAAGATGTTGGTTGAGCTATACTTGCCAGTTGTATCTCTAACATCCAAGTAACGACTAACGCCACTGCTGGTTCTGTTAACTGCTTTACTCTTAATAACATTGTTATAACTAGTAAAAGGATAAATCTGATAGTCTTCACCAGTAACCATACGGTCCTGTGTGTAGTATTGCTGTTGTGCTCTAGCTTTAACATCGTTTAGGTTTTCTCTAGCACTAGCATTTGCTACAGTCTGTTTTAAACTCATGTTCACTGTAAGTGTTTCAACCTGTGAACTGTGACTTACATACGGAATACTTAATGCAACATTGTCCATGTCTGCTGGGCTAATCTTATATGTAAATCCATTACCAACACGGAAATAAACTCTGTAGTTACCTTTGGGAATATTTGAAAATACCCCGTCACCAAATACAAGACTAATTCTATCTGCACTACGGCTTTGTACGCTGTACAGTGTTTTAATGTCTTTGTTTAAGCTGTTAAAGATAGCATTGTTGCCAGTAACAGCAGGAATCTTTGTCCATCTAGTGCTTTCGCGACCATTGCTATCAAGTTCATATAACCACACATCGTTGTTTTCAATTCCATTAACATCAACTTCAACAACACGGTTTGGTAATGCTTCATCAATACTAAAATCCAGTGTCTGTAATGTACCTTGTTTAAAGTAGAAGAAGAAGCCAGTGTTAACACTGTTAAATCCACGAGTGTCGTTTCTATAGATTGTATTAATAGTACTACCAGGTTTAGGTGAAACCTCGTACAAATAATCTGTGCCACTGTAGGTTCCGTTAACAATTTCAAAAGGAAACTCTTGTGTGCTTACATCGTTTCTAAAATCGTATACTGGGATGGTATTAGGCACTGTGCTAATATTGTATTCTTGTACCTGGATACCGCCTACAGTAGTTTTAAGAGCAGGATTACCGAATCTCTGTGTCTTAACCATGCTAGCGTTCATAATAGTAGTAAACTGTTCTAGGAAGTCTGGATTTGTTTCATCGCCCCAAAAAATCTCTGTATTCTCAAGACTGTTACCATTGCTGTCAATGATAACTTCTGTTGTAGATACACTATCAATCTTTAATAGTCCGCGGGCAACTTGGCTACGCTTGGGGAAGTAGTTGAGCATCTTAGCAAGGCGGAGAATACTGTCTCTACGCTCTGCTGTCTCAAGGAAGTTTTCTCTAGCGTTTAAATCTGTTCTAAAACTCAAACTCTGTGCAACATAAGCAATCATATCAATGAGTGCTACATATTCACTGGATTCAATGTAATCATTAAAATCTTCTGGATAGTAGTTGCGCAGATAGTCAACCATGCTCTTACGAATAGTCTGGAAATCGTAACTCTGAAAGTCGATTTCTTTGAATGATTCGTAAACTTTTTTCCAGTCTTCAGTAGCAAACAAATTGCTTGATCGTGTAGTATGTGCCATAGATTTACCTTCCTATAATGTATTTATAGATGTAATAAACTACTACTATTAAAGGCTAACTTACTGTGCCGTCTTGTCTATCAAAATTAATAACCAGAGTCTCAGATTGGTTAGTTTGCACATAAACTAGGTTTATTTGTGCTTGAAGCCCGTTTTCGTACTCATCAATAACAAGTTGTTGTAATGCCACCCTGGGATCTTGTTTAATAGTTGCTGTAACTTCCTCAATAAGTAAATTTTTTACTTCTTCAGTCAATGGCTCCATGACCAGGTCTAGAACTCCACTGCCATATGCTGGAGATCCGACTTTCTCACCCTTGCGTATAGCAAAAGCGTTAAGCAAGTTACGTTTAATCAAGTCTCCGTCCACTACTCTAGTAGCTGCGAAACTTCCTTGTACTGTACTAAAACCTCTATACATTGCCATTTTATATCTCTCCTTTAAAAGGTAATTCTTCCGCTACGCACTTCGTTGTTAAATGCACGGATCAACGCACCGCCTGACAACCCAGATGATCTTCTAAAATTATCTATTGCTGTCTGTCTT